GCCCGCGCCCAGCCCGTCAAACATGCCTTTTAATCCGCCTTCTGCATTCTTGCCGGCCTTTCCAAGCCCTTCAATGTCGCTTTTGACTTTTTTTATATCGCCGCTGGCTTTATTCAGCGCACTGATAACGATTTTCAGATCAGCCATTGCTATCTCTCAATTCTTCCACCCACTCGATGATGTCCCATATCGCCTTATTTTCCCGTTTCCACTTTGCCGTGCTGCCCGGCTGGTTGCCCTGATTCTGCCAGACCTGATACGCCCGGTAGACGTTCACGACCTTGCGCATTTTGGCTAACAACCCAGCCGGTTGTTCCCACACGCCGCCGCTCACAGGAAGCGACTGGTATTTCTCGCAGTCCAGTGCCAGTATCAACAAGTTAGGCGGTGCTCCATCGCCTAAGGCATAATCGGCAGCCCCGATCAGGATAAAGGGTCAATCGACATTGCCTCCGCAAGCATCTCGTTGATGCAGTCGGAAAGCCAGCGTACCAAGCCGGGTTTCGAAGCGTTCACGTCCGCCTCCGTGAGAGCAGGCTCAACCAGTATCCCCAGTCGAGCCGATGCTCTCACGCTTTCCCCCCGCCACACCGAAAGCGGCTCGTTCTCTTTGCCCTTCATCTCACGCATGAAGTCTTCGAGTTCTTTCTGGTTTACATCTACCAGTTCACACTTGCCAAATTTCTTGTGCTCGAATTCCATAAAACTCCTATACCGTTGCCAGAGCAGAGGATGTACTGATCTTCAGCCAGTTGCTCATGGTTGGGTTGTATACGCCGTCAAATACCAGGTCCACGCTCAACACGCCATTACGGCTCTGGAACAGTTCGGGCGCTTGCATGGTATGTCCGGCAAACTGGATATTGACGATTCGTTCTGTTCCAGCCGTTCCGGTCTTGTACTCGATCTCGATCTGTTTTTCCAAGATTGTGTTGGATGCAGCCAGGATCGCGTTCACAAAATCATCGGTGGAAGTGTTGTATTCCAGTGATAAGCGCAATTGCCCAGTCCAAGCGTCATCGGAGTAAGCAGTCGGCGTACATGAGCCTAAATAGGTTCGATATTCGCGGTTGGAATTGATACTCAACTCCCACGCAAACGCGCTCGAAGCCAACACCGAAGTTCCGGGATCTGCCGCGTCCCAAGCTGAAACAGCCACAGCCGACATACAGCCGGTCGGTCGCGTTTCAGTGTCCGAATCGGATAAGGATGCCAGTGTGCCAGACCCAACCTTCCCGCCTATCAACGAACCGCCCACCTGGATACCGCTGTTGGTTGTGCCGCTCAATGTCAGGCTCGCTATTGAGGCGTCCTGCATCTGGTAGACAGCACCCGATTGCCCAAATTGCAAGGTCGCAAAGTGTGGGGTCGGCTGTGCTGTGGTCGGCGCGGCATAATCACGCACATAAGGCGCAGCCGTGCCTGTGACAGACGCGTCCGTGCCAAACAGCATTTCCAGAAAATAGTTGATCTCTTCAAAGGTGGTGTCAGCACTTTCAAAGGTTGCGCTGGACGCGTAATGGTCAAGCGCTGTTTGATGGGTTACAAGCGTTCCCCGTAATTGGTCAAGCGCCCGTGTTTCAAGTTCCGGCTTCAAACTGAAACTGGAAACGCGAGACAGCTTCTTTGTCGCAGTCCCTTGAGCAGTGCCAAAGGCAGACTGCCAACCCAGTTGTAGTACATTTAATTTATCCAGCATTGTCTTTTACCTCTGCCTTTTTCTCTTCGATTTCAATTCCGTAAATCCCGGATTTCAGGATCATTCGTTGCTCTTTCTTCGGGATAGCCGCCCATTCTTCTTCGGTCAAATCCCTTGCGGGTAAGCCGATGAAATAACCGCCCCCGAGAAACAATACTTTGCTCATATTTCCTCCGTAATCATCAACTGGCATCTTACAGCAGCGTAGTAACGCCCGCTTCCCAGTGGGTACTCGAATTCACCAGGCGTGACGCTCCAGCCGTCAAGCACCATGTCGGTAGCCGGGCACTTGTAACTTTTCATCGCCTCTGCATATTGCCCGCAGTAATCAACCAGGTCCTTCGCAAAATCCTTGACACCCCGCCCCTGTTCGCTGGCTTGCCAGAACATCAGGTCGTTCACTTGCCATTGCATCGTTGCACTTTCACCAATCCCCAGGAATTGACCGTCCCTGCCTTCACCTGGCATTCCGCCCAAAGGCAGCAGTAACCGGCAAGGTAGTTGTGCGGTGTTAAGTGATTCCGGCAATGAATCCAGGTTGTAAACCTTCGGTGTTTTGCCGCTCTTGGTCGTCACGGCCAACTTCGCAAGGTTGTCGTAGGCAGTCAGAATATTGCTCACGACAGCCTCCGCTTGTACCGGTCAAGCAGTTTCTGCACGTCACTCGGCAAACCGCTGGGCATGATCGTCACACCGTCACCGGTTACTATCGGTCTGTCTATATCAGCACTCGTGTCTTTTTGCCGGTAAATGAAGGCGGCTAATCGAATGCAGGCATGCGTAATGTCAGCAGGAACGCTTGTTGAATATCCCCATGTGCCTTCAACCACGATTTCGCTATCAGGCGTGCTGAATTCCCATGATTTCGTGTCGTTCAGCTTGATGAGCCATTTCGGGTCATCGTTGCGCGGGAAAAGCCGGTAATCGCTGCTGGCAATCTCCACTCCGTCACCGTTGGTTAGTTTGGTAACACTCAAAAGGTCGTATCCCCACAGGCTTAAGTCAGCACCGTTCGTATCTGATTGACCGAAATACTTGGTCGCGGTGATTGCTTCAAACTTGCGCCCGGTGTACGCGTCCACAATCCCTTCAGCCCGGTCTAACAGGTCAAAGAGCAGGCTGTCATCCGTGTCGGTGTCAATTCCCAGGTAGTTCTTCAGGTTGATCAGCGTGGCGTAACTCATTTGTCACCTTGCTTTTCAGCCATCTTTGCCTTGATCGCCTTCGTGGACTTCTGGCTTGGTTTGTTCATGATTTTCACCGCAGGAAGGCTTTCCGGCTCTCCAATGATTTCAACGAACCCCGCCCGCACAAAATCATCAAGTTTTTCTTCCGGCACCTTCCCGATCATCCCAGGCGTGTACAATTGCTTGTAGAAAAACCGCTGTAGTATCTTGACTTCTGTCATATTCTCGTAACCTGCCAATCTCGGATAAACAACCCTGCCATCCGTGTCGATATGTCCGCATTTCACGTCAAACCGGCAAATCTGCTTCAATCCGTACTTTGCCGCGTCATAGGCGATTCCCCAGTCAGGCGGATAACTTTTGTCCGTTGCCCGAAAGTTGAACAACTCCAGCACACTGCGCCTGAATAACGTAAAGCCCATGCCAACACCCGTCACACGCGCCATGCCGTCTCGCTCTGCTTTTGCGTAGAGTTTCGGCAGATATGTGAAAGACTTGCTCATGCTGGGTTGGCTCTCAATGTACAAAAACGCGTTTACGCAGTAAGCACCGTGGCGCAGCATATACAAGCCGTATACAATCGGAGCGTCGACTTCGAGCAGCTTGATTAGTCCGTTTGCTGGCACTATCATGTCGTGCTCAAAAGTAATCAGCGCGTCATAGCCTTCGTCCAGGACGCGCCGTTGAATTTGTTGGTATTGATGGAGCGTATTCTTATGCCGACCTTCACGACCGTAAGGGTTATCCAACCCGATCACCCAGTCAGCCTGCCATCCTTCCGGTACTTCAAGCCCGTAAAAGGATTCCACTGCTTCCGGGAACGCCTGTATCACCCCGTCCACCTCGTAGGTTGGCATGAAGATAAGCAGCTTCTTTTCGCTCATATACGCTCCATCAACGTTGAGTCATTTGTTAGGCGGTCGGATGAGTACCGTAACCGATAGCCTCTGCGTTCAGCACGCCGTAAACCACGTCGAACAGATAAACCAGTTCAATCTGTCCGTAGCGGGCACGGGTGTAGGGGTCGCGGATCAGCTGCAAGCCGTTGCCGGTGCGGATACCAACCTGACTCCAGTCGCCGAAGAACAGGCTCTTTTTGCCAGATCCGATGGTGTCGGCTTTGTTGGTGAAGTGCACCGGGAAGCCGAGGATGCTCTCGCGGAATTTGCCCTGCGGAGTTTGTGTGTAAGTGAGCGCGTCACCTTTGATTGAAGCGATCTTGGCGTAGGAAGGACCGCTCATAACCCAGGCAGCAGATCCACCGTCCAGGTAACTCACCATGTCAGACTGGAATACCATGTCTTCCATCTCGCCCAATGCAACTGCGGTGGCAGAAGTAAAGGTCTTCAGTGCGGTACCGTTGGTCTCGACCTCAGTAATCAGCAGGTCGTTGTGGGTTTTTGCCATGCCGCGTCCTACCCAGTCAGCCAGGAAGGATTCCAAACGGCTGTCTTCGTCACGGAGCAGTTCATGAGAAATGCGGATGATCTTCGAGTATTTCGCCAGGGTCATCTGTTTGCGCCCGGTTGCCGGTGCATCATCGTCAAACTCTTGCGTCTCTGTTGTCACCACAAACTCGCCGTCTGCCTCATTGTCGTAAGGCACGTTCACGGTCGTTCCGATACCGGGGATTTGGGTCACACCCAGTTTGCTCCACAGAGCGGCTTCATCGCGCCGGGCGATCACGTTCTGATAGTGACCGGTTGGGACGAGATACTGTCCGTCTTCGGCAGTACCGATGTTCATGTCGGTGGCGTTGGACGCTTTCAACGCCCGCATGGTGCTGTTTTCCTGCCCGGTGCGGATGTAGTGCATAAAGCCCTTCATCTCGTCTTTTTCACCAAGACTGGGAATGACGGTGAATGAGCCTTTGTCTTCGCCTTTTTCGGCTTTCAACTCGTCAATGATTGACTTCTTCAAAGCCTCAACATCGACTTTTGACTCTTCTTCTTCTTTTTCGACGATTGGTTCGCCCATGATGTTTTCCTCCTCAGGAATTGTTGAAATTGAAATTGATTTTGCTTCAGCTTCAACCGATTCCTCGACCGCTTCCACCGCTGATTCTTCAGCCTCCGGGATAGCCTCCGCGATTGTTTCGGCTTTCGCTTCTTTCGCCTCTAACACGGCAAACTCGTTCGCCGGTTTTCGCCATTCGTTCGTGTCAAACAATGCCAGTTCACCAACCGGCCACACGTCAATCAGTCCGCCCGCGCTTTTCCTCACCAGGTGAGATACCGCCCCGCTCGACGCTTTCACTCCATCCGAGCCAGCCGCCATCAAGCGCAGCGCCAGCTCTTCTTCGGTGTCAAGCGCCAGGTCGAACCAGTGCCCGCGTGCATCCTTGCCGGTGTAGATCGCCTCCCCGATAATCGCAGGCGGTGTTTGCTTTTCAGCCGGGTCGTCAGGGCCAAAGCCGTGATAATAAGTCACCGGTCGTTTGTCGCCCACCTTGAGCACGATATCGGTGTCTTCGTGAAACGCCTCACCGTCCATGTCGCGCCCTTTTATCGGACCGCCAAACGGAACGCCCAAAACGCGCCACTCGACCAGGCTGTATTCCACGTCTGCTTTCAGGCGTTTCGTTTCGATTGCTTCCCGTTCCACGTCATCGTTGGACGCGATTTTCAGACATAGCTTATCCGACATCTGCTACCTCTTTCTCTAATGCCGAGCGGATCATAAATTCCACTCTCGGCGAATAAACCGATATTGCCTGCGATACCGTCAACCACCCGCTTGCCCGGTGCTGGAAGGTCTGTTTCGGACCCTGCACCAGCCGCGCATAGTCTGTGTTGTTGCCAACCACTGCTTCCCATCCACCCCGCCTGGTAGCAACCGTCCATTTGTCAGCCAGGTTGGTTGTGCGCCGATACGGCACACTGATGTTTCCGTGTTTCAGGTGGTAGAAGAACCCGCGTCTTACCCTGTCGTTTGAGCGAATAAGCGGGTTTGGCATCGGCGACTTGACCGGGTATTCGCGCAGCTTGCCCTGCATAAAGCGCCCGGCATTCTCGATTTCAGCCTTGACGCGTGTCAATTGCTCAAGCCTCGTCAATCCGGCAATCAGCTTTTCAGCGCCTTCAACCCGAATAGTGATGCCAGCCATTAGCGCCCTTCCTTCGGGTATTCATATGCCACGCCACAACGGCAGCGCGGATGTGCAGGCGGAAAATCAGATCCAACGATCGGCTGCTTGTGCTTCGGACCGCATATTTCGCAAACGCGGTCATCCCGCGCTGTCAGCCAAATCGGGACCATTCGCAAGCCGCTTTCTTTTTGCATCTGCCAGACTGCCGCCCGCTCCCCCTGCACCACGGAGCGGGTCGTTTCTGTGACTGCTATCATCTCTGCCCTGACCGGCGAGTAGTATCGTTCCAGCTCGCGGGCAAGGTCTCTCACGGTCCAGTTATCCTCAAAATAGCGAGGGATCAGTTCGTTCAAATGCTCATAATTGCGATTGAATATCTTCTGTAAAAGGCTCTCTAAATTCGTACGCGCCCAATTTGACGCTTCTGAGTTGATTAAGTCCCATTCCACCGCAATGCCAATTCCAGGCAATGCCATAGCGCTTTCAACGAACGTGTCGACTAAAATAGGCTCAACCTGCCGCTGGATGTCCTTCCACCCGTTACTCCAGTACGATGGCGGCACGTTGCGCAAGTCAGGCGGATCACCCAAATATTCCATCAAACGGTCAAGCTCATTGCGAAAGCCGCTTGATAACACCCTTGAAAGCTTGCGCTCGATCGCGTCCCGGTCAATGCTCACGGATAGTTACTCCATGCGATAACGGAATCAAACACTTGTCTCACGTCATCAGCGGTCTTGACGGTTTCCAATGCGCCTGCAATCGCTTCATGCAGGCTTGGCTCGATAATCGCACTCTCGAAATTGCGCAGTTCCTTGCCTTCCTTGACGCGTTTCTCTGCCATTCGCTGCCACTTGCGCAGCTCCGCTTTCTGCTCGTCAACCGGCTCATTGCTTGCCTGCTCTTGCCGCGCATTCATCAGCGCAACCTGATCGTCTGTCAGCTCATAGCCTGCCAGCTGCAGGGCAAGTTCAATCGGCAGCCCGGACTGCGTGAACTTGCTCAACAAGTCCGCCCGGTCGTTTTCGTCTTTCTGGAAGATGTCCATTGCTTCA